GACGTTCTCGATCTTGATGCTCATGTCGACGTTGTTGAGCCCGGTCAGGCGGAACGTCTTCACGGCACCCGGGGCAGCGCCGATGATCAACTGGATGTTGAGCGGCGTCTCGTAGTCACCCCGGTTCTTGGCCGTCCCGGCGGTCGGGCCGAAGGTGCCACTGAACGAGTCGATCTGCGGTGGGTCGATGTACACCCGTGGGTCCTTGGCGATCAGCACGACCGACCACGGTGTCGCGACAGGGCGCTCCTTGCCGGGCACGGCCTTGGGCGACTGGCGGTCACGGTTGATCTTGAAGTTGAGCGCCCTCTGTGGCCGCACGTTCATGTACAGCGGGATCGCACCGGCCGGGTATGACGGGTTCGGCGGTACGCCCACGACGCCCGGGAACGAGATGATGTCCTCGGTCGACTGCTGGTACTGGAGGGGCAGGAAGCCACGGTCGCCGGGGCTCTCCTGATAGGCGCTGGTCGGGCTGAAGACCGAGCGCATCGTGTGCAGGTAGTCGAACATCTCGGCGAGGGTGGCCGCGTAGATGAAGCCACTCATGTCGATGATCCGCGCACCGAGATAGACGTCGGACGCGTGCATGCCGTCGGCAGCCGCCCTCTTCTCGGTGTAGCCGACGATGTCGATGACGCTGTAGTCGACCGACTCGACGCTGACGCCGCGCAGGACCCGGCCAGTCTCCAGCAGGACGCTGTTGATGTTCATGCCTCGGTAGTAGATGGACTTGCTGATGTCCATCAGATCACCAAGACCGTCGCACGACCCTGATCAGGCCACGCTGCCGATCCCACTCCGACTTGGCGCCTTGCGCCATCTGGGTGATCTGCGTCGGGCTGACGTCGGTGTTGTTGGTCTGGCCCTGCCACTGCGCGAACAGGGACCGGTCATGCGCGAGCAGGTCGAAGCCCTGCGACTTGGCCGAAGCCCTGACCGAGTACTCCTCGGTGCCGGACAGGCCCGTCTCGGGACTGGCTTGGCCCTCGATGGTGACCGGCAGGGGGCGCTCCATGTAGCCCAGCACCCGGATCGTGTGGGTGCCTGCCGGGAAGGCTTCCAGCCACCACTTGGGGAACTCGATGGTGCCACCACCGGCCGTGGCGAAGAAGTTGTAGCCGCCCGACTGCTCCATCCCGCCGTCGTCACCGGGGTCTGACAGCGACCACGAGTAACCGTCGGCGTTGCGGACGATCTCGACCTTGTACGGCAGGTGGATGCCGATGTCGTATGAGAAGACCGTCGGGATGCCCGTGTCGGGGTCGACGGTCAGGGCGATCTCCTCGACGCCCTCGTTGGGCGCGACCCTGTTCAGGTCGGCGATCCCGGCACGCACGAAGTCCTCGACCTGAAGGGTCGAGAACACGGCCTCGGCCTCGTCGGCGAGGTCACGGTAGACACCCTTAACCAGTTCCGCCAGCGTCGGCATCGGACCCCTCGTGTTGTGACGGGCGTGACCCGAAGGCCACGCCCGTATCGTACGCCCGGGGCTACCGGCGCTTCGGCTGGACGAGCCCCGGCTTGGGCGCCATCGGCGGCGCCGACCGGAGGCTGGCGGGTATCGGCGCGGGCATGCCCGGCGCCTTCTTGGCGATGGTCCGAGTCGGCGCCTTCATCGACACCGCCTCACGCTTGATCCCGGCACGCTTGCTGGCGACCGAAGCCGCCTTGGCCTTGCTGCTCGGGACGGCGACCATCTTCGGCCTCGGGCCGGTCCTTCGGCTGTCGCCAACCAGACCGGGCTTCGGCTTCGGTGGCGTCTTCGGGGGCGCGTACGTCCCCGAAGACATCTGCGAGGTCTTCTTGGGAGTGGCGCTGCCGCCACCCCCACCTGCTTGCTGTGCCATCAGATCACCGCCCTACGGGAGGAGGGTGGCCTTGCCGACCTTGGTGCCGGTCAGGTTGTTCGCCGGGCCCATCGCTGGGGTGCCGTCGAACGCGACGAGCGAGTAGCCCATCATGCCCTTCCAGCCCATGATCGCCCGCTGTGCGAGCGGGTCAGCATGGTCGCCACCACGTCCGACGCGGTATGCCTGAATGGTCTGGAAGTCGCCGACGACGTACGCCTCGGGGCCGAACAGGACGATCTCGGCGGTGCCCGCGTTGATCCGGTTCGTCTCGATGAACCGGACGCCACGGAAGGTGCCGATCTCGCCGTTGAGGATGGCCTTCGGGTTGGCGTACTTCGCCGTGTCGGTCCAGCCCAGTTCACCGACCTGCGTCATCAGGAGGGCAGCGCCCTCGGGGCTGATGAAGCCGTGGTAGGTGCCGTCGCTGAACTTCGGGATGTTCCGGCGCTTGGCGTTGGTGACGGCGGTCACGACGCCCTGCGCGTAACCGGCGGGCATGGTGCCCAGTGACGGTGCCGTGTTGAACAGAGCCGCGAGGTCCGTCTCGACCCGGTCGACCGCGTTCCACGCCAACTTCTCGCTGGCCTTGGAATAGAGGTCGAACGGCGAGAAGATTTCCGCGAGGTCCGTCATCGCGGTCGTCTTGCCGATCTGCTTCCCCGTGAAGGAGAAGGTGTCGAAGAGCATCTTCTCCGTCTCGGGCGGGACACCCTCCAGCAGTTCGACTGCCGGGCCGAGATCGGCGAAGCCGGTGTACACGAACTGGTTCGTGCCCGCGACATGCGTCGCGTGGAGCGGCGAGTTCCCCGCCTGTGCGAAGACCGCCTCGTTGCGGAGTGCGTCGATGGTGTTTCGAACCACCAGCGCGGTGACGATCTTCGTCCAGTCGTTGGCGCCTGCGGCGCCGGTCGACAGCCCGGAGGCTGAGAACGCGGCACCCGGGACACCGGCACCGAGCGTGCCTGCGTTGGACGGGATGATCGGCTGGGTACCCGGGTCGGTCTGGAGTAGACCGCCGCCCTGATTACCGCCTGTGAATGCTGCCACGTAAGGTTCCCTCTCTTAGAGCCCCTCGCGTGCCTCCGCTTGGATGTACGGCGCTGCCTGTCGGAGGTCGGCAAGGAGTTCGTCTTTGGTCTTCTCGTTGAGCGGCTTCGCCTGCGGAGACTGGACACCAGTCTGGTTGCGACGCGCCGCGTTCGGATCACGAATGACGGGAGGGCCACCCTGACCGCCGTCGCCGCCTGCCTCGATGGCAGCCAACTTGGCCGGGGTCAGGTTCACGATCTCGTCGCCAAGAACATCTGCCGCGTACGGGTAGCGGGTGCGGAGTTCAAGCGACTGACGTGCCGCCCTCTCCTGCTGGAGTTCTGTCTCCAGCGCCCGTGACCGCGCAGCCTCTGCGCTCTCGCCCTCAGGTGCGGCGACGGGGGCTGCTCGCATCTGCTCCATCTGGGCGTGCAAGGCTGCCGTCTCGGCGTTGTGGGCTTTCTGGATACCGCTTGTACGGTTCCTCCAGTAGGCTTCGACCTCTTCGACGGACTGGGCCCCGCTTACCTCGACGGCGTCACCCGTGGAGTCTGCGTTCTCAGCCGTGGCGTCGGTCTGACGTACCTCGGTCACCTGTACCTCCTACTGTGATCGCGTCACATATGTGGCGTCAAGCCCCATCATGTCACGGTTGAAGTGGTTGTCCAACATCTTGTGGCTGAGGTGGCTTGGCCTTGCCAGTGACCATCGACTCCAAGATGTCCGGCGCCTGCTGCGCTGCACCGATGATGGAGTCCCACGAGTCCGGCCCGCGCAAGGTCACGTTGTACAGGGCCGAGTTGGCGATCAGGCCCGGGATGTCGAGGGGCTCTTCCTTCTCGCCGTACATCCGATGCTCGGCGTTGTTGAGCCAGTTCTCCATGATCCGGCGCATCCAGAACGGGGCACCGGCTGGCAGGTCCCACGGGACACCCGGCACGAACAGCGACATCGCCCGCATGAACGGCTCGTTCTTGTACAGGAAGTCGCGCAACTCGGGGTCGTACTGCTGCTGCCGTTCGAACGACTCGTGCATCCGGTTGCCGATGGCGAGCGCGTTGCCCGGCGCCGTCCTGATCCCGAACGGACGGAACATCAGGAACTCGGCCAGATGCGGCAGCACCTTGCCGTACATGTAGGACGCCGGGTACAGGCCAAGGAACGGGTGGTTGATGGACCGTTCGAACGGTGACCGCTCGCCGCGCATGTGGACGAGCGAGTTGGCCCGGCTCTGGGCACTGCCCATCGCGATCTGCGCCCACTCCAGCATGTCCTGCTCTTCGGCGTTGAACGTCGACGTCCGCGTCTCCGACCGGGCACCGGCCGACTCGGCGATGTCGTCCAGAATCTTCTTCATCTCAGGGCTCAGGCCACCGGCAGCCCTGACCCGCTTGCCCTCGGCCTCGGCTGCCTTCCGTGCCGTCCGGTTCTCGGTGATCTTGGCGTCGATCTTGCCGATGGCCGACTTCGACTTCAGGGTGGCCCGCTTGGCGATCAGGATCGCGGCCTCGTTGTCGAGCCGCTTGATCGCCTCACGCGCAGGCGCGGTGCCTGCTGACCGCAGGGTCCGGTCGGCGCCCAACGACCCGGCCAGATGCTTGAGCAGCGGAGCCAGCGTCGGGTGGACCGAGTCCGGCTCCTTGCTCCACAGGAAGAACTGGTCGACCAGCCACTCGTGCTGCCGCTCGGTCAGCGGCGTGCCGGGCTTCCACGTCCCGTACGGGGTGCCCTCCATGCCGTTGAACATGCCCGCGATCAGGCGGTTGGCGCTGTCGTCGAACTTCCACGCCTCCATGTGAATCTTCTCGTGGAGGACGGACTTGGGGGTTACTGCGGCTCGGTTGAAATAGAGTTGGGATCGGCGATCTGCGGTGCCTGATCTTGTAACGGCTGCTCGGATTGTGCCATTGGGGGTTCGCTCGTAGAGCCGCTCTCCATTGGAGGCGAGGGCTCGGTCGAGGACGGCATCGACGGTTGGATCGGTTCCGAGTTCGTCTCCTGCGGCGTCTCGTGCCTCGCCAAGGATTCGCTCCCGCTCATGGCGTACCTCCCGAGCGGCGTATTTATCGAAGTCGGCACCGACTTCGGTACTGACCCGAAGACGAGCGTCCCGTGCCAGTTCGCGAACTTCGCTGGCTGATCGCTTTGATCCGGGGGTTGCTCTGGCAACTTCCATCTCCTTCTTCGCGGTCCTGATGGCCTTCGCGTCACCGGTCTTGAGCGCAGCCTCGTAAGCCGCATCGTACTCGGCGACCAGCGCCTCCCTCTGCTCCGGTGTCCTGATGACGGGGTGCTTGTGCGAGCCCCGCTCCAAGATGTCGAGATACGCCTCGCCCTCACGCTGGGTCGCCCAGTCGTTCTCGACCCGGACGTACTCGACAGAGCGTGTCTCGATGGCGGCTTCATCGCCCAACTGATCCTTGAGGCCGGACTCGCGCAGCGCCTTGTTGAAGGCGTTCCTGTCGCCCTTCGTGGCACCGGGCTCCCACAGCGTGCGGATGTGCAGCGTGCCGTCGGGCGCCGGGACGATGAACGACCGTGATCCGATGGCCTTGAGCGCACCACCCTCCTCGGCTGCCAGCCGCTGGAGCAGTGCCTCGCCGTGATCCA